ATTATGCAGACTTTGCAATGGCAGATGAAGCTCAACGTGTAAAAATTATTGATAAAGTTCAACGTCAGATTGTAGAAGTGAACAGGAAGATCAAAGAAACTGCTAGTATTAGTGGAGTTTCAGAATCTTTATCAATTTCTGACGAAGAAGAATATGAAGCGGCCATCNATTATGCAGACTTTGCAATGGCAGACGAGGCTCAACGTGTAAAAATTATTGACAAAGTTCAACGTCAGATTATAGAAGTAAATAGAAAGATTAAAGAAACTGCTAGTATTAGTGGAGTATCTGAGTCTTTATCAATTTCTGACGAAGAAGAATATGAAGCAGCCATTACTCATTTATATAATCGTAGTGTAAATGGTTCTACGAAACTTAAATGTGGTATGGAGGCATTCAATAGATCTCTTAATGGGGGATATGAAAGTGATCGTTGTTATATTTATTTAGGCTTACCAGGTGAAGGTAAATCTAGTACTTTGCTAAATTTAACCTTACAGCTTAAAGCTAATAATAAAGATGTAATAACAAAAGATCCTACAAAGCGCCCATGTATTCTTTTCTTAACAATGGAAAATACTTTGACAGAAACTCTAGAACGTGCATTTAGCATTCTAGTATCTGATGAAGATATTAGTTCATTTGGTAGTGAAAAAGAAATTATGAGATTACTTAGAGAGCATGGTTTGAAAGTTACAAATGATAGTCCTATAGATATTGCATTTAGATATGCACCAAGTAATTCTGTAGATACTGATTATCTGTATACTTTATACGAGCAGCTCCAATCTGAAGGTAAAGAGGTTATTTGTTTAGTACAAGACTATATTAAACGTATTAGACCTCGAGACTTCAAGTTAATGAATGGCGATATGCGTGTAGCACTTGGTGCAGTTGTTGATGAATTCAAAGAAT